ATGGGGCCGAACGACTATATTGTTCCGAACTTCGGACCTAGACCATCTTTCGGCCCCGGCCCTCGTCCCTTCCCAAACAGACCACCATCTCTCAAAAGGCCACCTTTCTACACCAACATACCGGACCTTAATGGATACGACAGGTTTGGCCCGCCCTTCTTTACAGGCATCCCAAGAGGTGAGGACGGGAGCATTTACGGCCCGAGGCGGCGAAAGGGAAGAGGGAGGGGCGATACCATCTCGCTCACCCCGGTGTACGAGCCGCCCGTGGTGGTAGAAGACCCCGGCCCCGTCCCCGACTCCGCCGTTGACCCTAACTTGCCAGACCCTAACTTGATCGGTCAGCCAGTCGGCAACATGCCGCCGTTGTTCCTTGCCGAGGGCGGTGGGACAAATCCCGCAGATGAATGGTGGAGCGGCCCATACCCCATGTCTGGTGATGCCCCTTTTGCGGCGGATTTTAAGGAAGGGCTGACAAACATGCCCCCCGTTGAGGCTCGAGCGATACGATCAGACTTTAGCAATTTCCCCAGATCCGGCGGCGGCAAGGGCGGCAAGGGCGGTGTTTCCGGCCCCTCCACCGTAACGCGCTACCCTTACCCCGGAAAAGGTGGCGACTTTGGCTCCACAAGAAATCTCCCGTTCTATACGCTCGAAGACCGATTTGAGTCCGTTCAGGGGCGCCCCGGCATGGGTCCGCGCCAGATGCAAAGACAATTCGACAATGACATGCGGATGATGGGAGAAAGCACAGGTCAAGTTGCTGAGCCGCAAGAAGTGACGGCAGACATCATACGACGCAGAATGTATGGCGGCATCTAAAGGTGCGGCGCAACTACCGTAAGGAATACGACAACTACCAAGGAACGGAAAAGCAAAAGAAAAACCGCGCCAAGCGCAACGCGGCTAGACGCCAGATGGAAAAAGAAGGTAAAGTAACAAAGGGCGACGGCAAAGATGTATCGCACAAGAAGCCATTAGCCAAGGGCGGCACAAACAAGCGAGGCAATCTGGCAGTCGCTTCCCAGTCAAAAAACCGCTCGTTCAAGAGGACAAAATCAGCCGGGATGGCGTAAATGTCAGAACTTATCACTCCGGATGTCGCCAAGCGACTGAAGGGTGCAAGCCCCGAGGTAAAGCTCAGGGCCGCAGAACTGCTGGAGCAGATCAGCAAGGCCAAGAAGGTAGAGTCAGCGCAGACGACCTTCATGGGCTTTGTGAAGCATATGTGGCCCGCGTTTATTGAGGGGCGCCACCATGAAATCATGGCCGAGGCGTTTGAGAAGATTGCCAAAGGCGAGCTAAAGCGGCTGATAATCAACATGCCGCCAAGGCACACGAAGTCTGAGTTTGCCTCTTACTTGTTACCAGCATGGTTTCTCGGCCAGTACCCCGGCAAGAAAATCATCCAGACGGCGCACACCGCTGAACTTTCGGTGGGATTTGGTCGTAAGGTGCGTAACCTAGTGGACTCGGATGACTTCAAGTCCGTGTTCCCAGACCTGCAACTGAGGGCAGACTCAAAGGCGGCGGGGCGCTGGAGCACGAACAAAAACGGCGAGTATTTCGCTATCGGTGTTGGCGGTGCCGTAACAGGTAAGGGTGCCGACCTGCTCATCATTGACGACCCGCACTCAGAGCAAGAGGGTCAGTCAGGAGACCCTGCGGTCTTTGACAGAACCTACGAATGGTACACATCCGGACCTCGACAGCGTCTACAGCCGGGCGGCGCGATTGTGGTGGTAATGACTCGCTGGCATATGCGAGATCTAACCGGCAAGATTATTAAGTCCTCCGCTCAACGCTCAGGAAGCGACGAGTGGGAGGTTATTGAGTTTCCAGCAATCATGCCATCGGGCAATCCCTTGTGGCCTGAGTTCTGGAGCAAAACGGAGCTAGAAGCTCTGCGTAGCGAACTGCCAGCTTCCAAATGGAACGCGCAGTATCAGCAAAACCCAACGTCCGAAGAGGGCGCTCTCGTCAAGCGAGAGTGGTGGCAGGTGTGGGACAAGGATCGACCGCCCCCATGTGAATTTATCATTCAGTCATGGGACACGGCGTTTCTGAAAACACAGCGAGCCGACTATTCTGCTTGCACAACGTGGGGTGTTTTCTATACCCCAGATGACGATGGGGTCACTAAACCCAACATCATCCTACTGGATGCGTACAAAGAACGTCTGGAGTTTCCGGAGCTAAAGCGCAAGGCGTATGAGTTCTGGTCAGAAATGCAACCAGACGCATTTATAGTGGAGGCTAAAGCGGCAGGGATGCCTTTAATTTTTGAGCTACGGGCGATGGGTATTCCGGTTTCGGAGTACACACCGTCCCGTGGTAATGACAAGATAGCAAGAGTGAACGCTGTTGCTGACTTGTTCGCTTCTGGCATTGTATGGGCGCCAGAGACACGATTCGCGGAAGAAGTTATTCAGGAGTTTGCGTCCTTCCCGGCTGGGGAGCACGATGACTTGGTTGACTCCTCCACGCAGGCGTTGTTGCGGTTCCGGCAGGGTGGGTTTATCCCACTGCACTCCGACGAGGACGAGCCGGAGCCAGACTACGGAAGACGCGCAGACTACTACTAAGGGGCGGCATGGCCTTTTTGCAAAGTAACATCCCGCACTTTAAGTGCTGGGTTCGGAAGGAATACACCCACAACCATCAGAAGTATCACGGCGAGTTTCTGCATGCGATGGCGATAGCCGTCACCACGATGCCTTGTCGATCTCTGAGCTTTCAGATTATTTTTACTGGCGCAGAAACCTATGACACCGACGAGCCTAATGTGCATGGCGGCGCAATGTGGGCGCGGATGCCGATTACGGCGCTTGTGGGCGACACGCCTTTTGAAGAATGGCCTGAAGTAATGCCAACGCATGCGGCACAGCCTTGGGATTGCTCATCCAGCACTCATGCGGTGTATGTGCTAGAAAGGGCAACTCCATGCCCTTGGCTGGCAAAGATAGACGGCAAGTTCTTTCCGGCCAAATATATGTTTACCGTGGACTACACGGAGAGCGAGATTGCTGATGATCCCGCCCAGCACAAGCAGAGCCATGTGATGGAACTGCTGGATGCAGGCAAATGGACAGGCAACATCGTGGCGCTTCCAAACAATCGAGTCAGGGTGACGCACCCAGCTTGGTTTGAGACTGGAGAAGGCGCTCCGGATTTTCGACCGTCACAGCATATCCATTACTCCAAGTCTGACTTGGACTACACGCTGGACGTAAACCAAGTATTTAACAACCTATACGCAGGTGCCCAAGATGATGAAGAAGCAGTCTAAAATGTATGCCGGCGGTGGCAAGCTGAAGATGGTCAAAAACAAAAAAGGCGAAGAAGTGCCTTTTTTTGCGGCTGACGGCGAAGGAAATATGATGGCTGGCGGCATGGTGCCCAAGACTAAAGGCTACTTTAAGGGCGGCAAGACCAAAGGCTACATGAAGGGCGGTAAGGTTAAATAATGGTCCGTCCTACGAAGAGGGACATCAGGGGCGCCGCATCTCGGGTCTTGAACACCTTTGGCCCAGTCAGGGCGGCGAAAATTGCTCGTAGAGCGGGGAACATTATCCGCAACGATATCCGCAATTATAGCGATCTGCCTAAGTTTAAGACCGATGCAAATGTTGGTCGCGGTCGTCGTGGCTCGGTGCTGGCATCTGGCCCCATGCGCTACTCGGAGTCAACCCGAAGCGCGATTGAAATGCCCAAGCTGATGAAAGAGGGCGGCAAGACGAAGCAAGCGATGGCGCGAGGTTGCGGAGCGGCAACCAAAGGGCGCGGCTATTCCAAGAAAATGGGCTAAACATGGCTATTGATAAAGCGGCTTTACCAATGATGGGCGAGATGGAAGAGTCCGCTTTGGAAATTGTGATCGAAAATCCAGAATCTGTAGGAATTTTCGATGACGAAGGCGGAGTCATGTTGGACTTTGACCCGGACGCGGGGATGCTTGTCGGCGCATCTCACGACGCAAACTTGGTCGAGTACCTGCCTGAGTCACAGCTAGACTCTCTTGCGTCCGAGCTTGTGTCCGCTTTTGATTCTGACAGGGTTAGTCGCGCGGACTGGGAAGACTCCTACATACGCGGGCTGGACCTGCTCGGGCTGAAGTTTGAGGATAGATCAACGCCTTGGGAGGGCGCCTGCGGGGTGTTCCATCCCATGCTGTCTGAAGCTGTAATCCGCTTTCAGGCGCAAACTATTCAGGAGATATATCCCGCCAGCGGGCCGGTAAAGACCAGCATTGTCGGAAAGCTAACGCCCGACAAGGTGAGTCAGGCCCATCGCGTAGAAAACTACCTGAATTACCTGATTACACAGCGCATGACGGAGTATAGGACGGAGACGGAAAAGCTCCTGTTCTCCCTTCCGATTGCGGGATCTGCATTTAGAAAAGTCTACTACGATCCAAACATGGGGCGCCCCTGCGCGATGTTTGTTCCGGCAGAAGACTTTGTGGTGAGTTACGGGGCCTCAGACCTGTCCACTTGCGAGCGCGCAACCCATGTGATGAAGCGAAGCGCGAATGAAATCCGCAAGTTGCAGGTGGCAGGTTTTTATGCCGACATAGACCTGCCGCCCCCCTCACCCGACATCTCGGAAATCCAGCAGAAGTACAACAGGCTGACCGGAGACTCGGAAAACTACGAGTACGACAACCGGCACACCCTGCTTGAGATGCAGGTAAACCTAGACCTTGCCGGATTTGAGGACACAGAAAACGGCATGCCGACGGGTATTGCACTGCCTTATGTCGTTACCATAGACAAGTCATCCAGAACGGTCCTGTCTATCCGGCGCAACTGGTACGAGGACGACCAGAAGAAGTTACCGCGACAGCACTACGTCCATTACCAGTACCTGCCGGGACTAGGTTTCTACGGGTTCGGCTTGGTTCACATGATTGGTGGCTTGTCGAAGTCTGCGACATCAATCCTGCGTCAGCTTGTGGACTCGGGGACGTTGTCAAATCTGCCCGGCGGCCTCAAGTCGCGTGGCCTGCGGATCAAGGGCGACGACACCCCAATTATGCCCGGCGAGTTCAGGGATGTGGACGTTCCCGGCGGGGCGATTAGGGACAACATTACCTTCCTGCCGTACAAAGAGCCGAGCGGCGTTCTGTACCAGTTGCTGGGCGATATCGTCAATGAAGGACGAAGATTTGCGTCTGCGGCAGATGTAAAGGCGGCTGACATCAATGGTGAGGCGCCAGTAGGAACGACACTCGCAATTCTTGAGCGCGAGATGAAGGTGATGAGTGCAGTGCAGGCTCGCGTTCACGCCGCAGTATCCAAGGAACTGAAGATACTGGTAGAGCTAGTAAAGGACTACGGGCCTAGCTCATACCCCTACGAGCCTGACGACGGCCCCATAGTCAGGGAAGACTTTGACGACCGAGTGGATATTATTCCGGTCAGCGATCCCAACGCCGGCACAATGGCCCAGAGGATCATGCAGTATCAGGCGGCGCTACAGCTTTCCATGCAGGCGCCGCAAATGTACGACATCCCGCTCCTGCACCGCCAGATGCTGGAAGTTCTGGGCATTCAGGATGCGGACAAGATTGTTCCGACCGAAGACGACATCAAGCCTACCGATCCCGTATCGGAGAATATGAACATTATCAATGGCGAGCCTGTGAAGGCGTTCATGTATCAAGACCATGAGGCGCACATTCAGGTTCATATGTCCATGATGCAGAACCCGGAGCTTATGGCGATTGCCAGTCAGTCTCCAAACGCGCAAGCGGCACAGGCCGCTATGGCCGCGCACGTTTCTGAGCACGTTGCGTTTGAGTATCGCCGCAAGATAGAGCGCGAGCTAGGCGTAGAGCTTCCGCCGCCAGATGAACCGTTGCCTGAAGACATCGAATACCGCCTATCCAAGTTGGTGGCGCCAGCCGCCGCACAGCTTACGGGCAAGGCGCAACAGCAGGCACAAGCCGAACAAAACGCACAGATGCAGGAAGACCCTGTCATCCAGATGCAACAGCGCGAGCTTGCTATGAAAGAACAGCAAGCGATGGCGAAGGCCCAAGCGGAACAGCGATCTCTCGACATCAAGCAACAGCAGGCAATGGCTAAGGCCCA